GCCAATTCCGGCCAGATTCTAGCCATAATGGTGGGCTTGTACGGCTTGCTGGCCACGAACTTCATGCTGGTATTCGTGGCCATGTTCATCTATCTCGGCGCGTCGCAGGAGGGCAACGCAGTGCGCGGCCGGCTGTTCACAGCGGGCGAGCCAGTCAGCGCGGCCATGATCAGAGAATTCAAGGCGCTCTCGCATGGCGATAGCATCCGCGACGCAGGCAATATGCTGCTGGCGACCACGCAGCACGATTTTCCGGTGATGCACGGCGATACCGTCCTGGGCCTGCTGACCCGCCGCGCCCTGGTACGCGCCATGATGAGCGCGGGCCCGGATTCCTACGTGGCCGCCGCCATGGATCGAAACCCGCGCCGCGTGCGCCCCGATGAGCCGCTTTCCGAGGTTCTGCAGGATCTTTCCGGAGCGCGTTCCTGCGCCCTGGTCATGGACGGCGAGAAGCTGGTGGGTTTGCTTACGTCCGAGAACGTTTCCGAGTTCGTTCTCCTCAAGCAGATGACCATGCAGCAAGCCAAACGCGCGCGATGACTCACCGCGTAGTCCTGGTGGGCGCCGGATTCGGCGGACTGTACGCCGCCAAAGCCCTCCGCCGGGCCGCCGTCGATCTCACCATCATCGACCGGCGCAATTTCCACCTGTTCCAGCCCCTGCTCTATCAGGTCGCCACCGGCGGTCTTTCGCCGGGTGAGATCGCCTCGCCCATTCGCCACGTGGTCTCTCGCCAGCGCAATGCGCGCGTCTGGCTGGCCGAGGTCCGCGACATCGACGCCGCCAATCGCCGCCTCACGCTGGATCATGGCACGGCCGATTACGACACCCTGATCCTGGCCACGGGCGCGCATCATCACTACTTCGGCCACGACAATTGGGCCGCGATCGCGCCCGGACTCAAGACCATCGAAGACGCCACCGAAATCCGCCGCCGCGTCCTGTTCGCTTTCGAATCCGCCGAGCGTGAGACCGACCCCGCCGCGCGCCGCGCGTGGCTGACTTTCGTCATCGTGGGCGCCGGCCCCACGGGCGTCGAACTCGCCGGCGCGTTAGGCGAAATCGCCAACGACACGCTCCGCCATGATTTCCGCAGCATCAATCCGGCTGAATCCAGCATCCTGCTCGTCGAGGGAACCGATCGCGTGCTGCCGGCCATGCCGCCGGATCTGTCGGCCGCGGCCGAGCGTGCTTTGATCGATTTGGGAGTGCGCGCGCGCACCGGCATCATGGTCACCGATCTCGACACCCAAGGCGTCACGTTGAGCCGCGGCCGTCAGGGAGCGAACACAGAACGTATCGCCGCGAAGACCGTGCTGTGGGCCGCCGGCGTGCAGGCTTCGCGCCTCGGCAAATTGCTCTCCGAACGCATAGGCGCGCCGATTGACCGCTGCGGGCGCCTCATCGTCCAGCCAGATCTGACCCTTCCCGGCCACCCCGAAATCTTCGCCATCGGCGATCTGGCCAATTTCAGCCATCAGACCGGCCAGCCGTTGCCGGGCGTCGCGCCGGTCGCCATGTCGCAAGGCCGCTACGTAGCCCGCGCCATCGAAAGTCGCTTGCGCGGCGAAACCCCGCCGCCCTACCATTACCTCGATAAGGGCGCGCTGGCCACCATCGGACGCAACAAGGCCGTCGCCCAATTCGGCAAGCTGCATATCTCCGGATTCTTCGCCTGGTTCGTCTGGCTATTCGTCCATCTGATGTACTTGGTCGAATTCGACAATCGCCTGCTGGTGCTGGTGGAGTGGGTCTACAACTACATCACGCGCAATCGTGGCGCGCGGCTGATCACGGGCAGTGACCGCTAGGGTACCGCTCCCTGACGGTCGCGGCTCGGTAAAGCGGTGACGCAGAGTGGCCGTGCGGGTAATCACGCACAGCGAGCGGCGTGAGCGTGCCCCACGGCGCCCCGGCTCCACGCCATCCACGCCATCCGCACCACCCGCAGCACTTCGCTCCGCTCGAACGGCTGCGCCAGAACATCAAAACCTCCCAGGTTCAGCACCTCGGCCCACAGCCGTTCGTCCGCCAAACGGGAGGAAATAATCAGATTTGGCGGGTTCACGCGCGACTGCAAATCACCAAGCAACGCTTGCCAATTGCCGCCCGCCAACTCCGTGTCGCAGATCGACTGGTACGCTGCGACGTTGATGCGCCGCGAAGCGGTTCTGTTGTTCGAGGGCGGTGACGAAGCTACGCGGTCTTTTTATGATACGTTTGCCGAGGACTGCGATCTTAAGGGTAGCTCGCTCGCGGAATTCTTCCGACAGCGGTTCGTGCAGGCACTTGTATACGGCAGAAGCTACATCGTGGTGGACTTTCCTCGCACGCCGGGCCCGGTAAACAACCGCGCCGAGGAAGATGTTTCAGGACGGTCACGGGCGTATTTGGCGGATTATGCACCGGAAGAGGTTATCAACTGGAGTTATGATGACCGGGGCGCACTGGAATGGGCCGTCATTCGGACTTCCTCGCTCCGGAAGTCGATGGTTACGGACCATGAATGGGCGCGCGAAACACGGTGGATCTATTACGATCGCCAGAATTTCCGGGTGTACCGAAAGACCAAAGAGAAGGAGCTAGTCCTGGTAGACGAGGGTTTACATGGGCTGGCCGGCCAAAACCGCGTACCTCTATTCTCGCTACCAGTTACCGAGGGGCTATGGCTGATGAACAAGGCCGCACTCCTGCAGCTCGAGCATTTCAACAAATCCAACGCGCTGTCGTGGGCGCTAACGATGGGTCTGTTTGCGTCGCCGGTGATTTATTCGGACCGGGAATGGAACCAGATTGTGGGCGAGTCCTACTACATACAGCTCGCGCCCGGAGACAAGTTTGGATGGGCAGAGCCAGAAGGGAAGGTGTACCAGATCGCGGCCGACAATTTGGTCCGGCTGAAGGATGAGATTTACCGGGTCTGCTATTTGCTTTCTCACGCCGGCAGTCCGGAGTTGACTGGGACGCCACAGTCCGGCCTGAGCAAGCAACGGGACTTCAGCATCACCCAGGAAGTATTGCGCGCGTACGGTGACGCAGTAAAAGAGACGATGAAAGCGGTGCTGCGAGCCATCGCAGCGGCGCGGCAGGATGCGATCTCGATTGACGTATCGGGGCTGGATGAGTTCGACATTGGAGATTTCAGCAACGAACTAGACGATGCGAAGAAGCTGCTTAGCCTCGGGATCGAATCGGAAACGTTAAAGAAGCAGGTATTTAAGAAATTAGCCTTCAAGTTTCTGTCGGACGTGAGGCAGGAAATCAAGACACAGATCGCACAGGAGATTGACGCAAGCGCCTAAAGCATTCCGGCGCGAGCTTCTGGGAGGACGGGATGGAAGAGACGGACGTGCAGGCCATTGTCAAGCAAGCGATTCAAGAATTTCTACAAGAGCAGCAATCGCGGAGCGAGCCAGCGCACAAGGCCGAGCTAGCCGAGGAGCGCAAGCGGCGCGAGCAACTCGAGCGGAGGGTCAACGAGCTGGTCGACGAAAACAAACAGAGCCGGCAGGCGGCGGATCGTGCCGAGCGCGGCGCGGCAATCCGGGCGGAGCTGCAGCGGCTTGGGGTGGCGAAGATTGACCTGGCTTACAGGGCGGTTCAGGACGGCATTTTCCGGACGGAGGACGGCAGGCTGTTGGCACGCACTGACAGCGGCGAGGTGCCGGCGAAGGAGTACCTGGCGACCTTCGTGAGTGAGAACCCGGAGTTTCTGCCCGCCAGGATAGCGGGTGGATCGGGCATCACGGCGGTACACAAGGCCCCGCGGGAAACGACCGAGACCGTGGACCTGGAGGGCATACGCCCGGGCATGAGTGCGGACGAGATGGAGCGCGTACGGAAAGAGATTCTGCGCGTGGCGTCACAGAACTTACGAGGTCTCTAAGCAGGACAGGCAGGAATGCCTGATTTTTAAGGAACAGGCAGGAACGCCTGAACCAACTAAGGAGAAGGAATGGCGATTATTACGTCAGCAAATGTGGCCAGCGCGATAGTAAAGCTGGTGGCAGCAGACGCTCTGCCTGCCTTGGTCGGGAACCTAGTGATGGGTAACCTGGTCAACCGAGATTACGAGCCGGTATTGGCACAGGCGGGGGATACAGTGAACGTACCGATTCCCCCGACCCTGGTAGCCAACAACATAGCTGAGGGGGGTCAAGTGCAGCCGCAGAACCCAAGCCTGGGGAATGCGCAGATCGTGTTGAACACCCACGCTGAAGCTACTTTTCAGATTCCGGACGTCACGAAGGTACTAGCGGTGCCGGACTTGCTGCAAGTGTACATGCAGCCGGCGGTGGTGGCTATCGCCGAGAGCATCGAGACCAGCTTGTTGAACCTATATGCCGGGTTCACAGCCAACACGCCAGTGGGCACGGCAGGCACGTCCGTAGTGGAGTCCGTAATTGACCAGGCGGAGAGTGCCCTATTTACATCGAAGGTCCCTCCGTCCGAGTCGAAGTACCTGGTGGTGGACGCTGCGACTTACTCGCAGATGCGGCAAATCGAGCGATTCAGCGAATATCAGACTGCCGGCGAGGCAGGTCTACGGGCGTTGATTGACGGCGCGGTTGGGAAGATCAAGGACTTCTTCGTGATGCGCTCGCAATTTATCTCTCACACGGGCAGCTCGCCACTGACGACTCATAATCTCGCCTTCACGAAGAACGCTATCGGCCTGGTCATCCGGCGGTTGCCGCAACCACTTTACGGTACCGGCGCGGTGGCGCACTATGCGGAGATGGGGAACTTCGGGATGCGGGTAGTCATGAGCTACCAGCCGAATACGCTAGCGCAACAATTCACGGTGGATGTGTTGTACGGGTGCGCTGTGATTCGGAACAATTTCGGGGTGCAGGTGAATTCGTAGCCGGCGGTCATCTGTTACCGCACACCGGCAATGGGGGCCGGGTACAGCCGGCCCCAACACGAGGCGACGATGGACTTACAACTCTATTACAAGAAGATACGAGAAACCGAACACATCCTGAAGGAGCCTTTCGTTCTATTGGTCAGCGCGGACACTCCGGATGGTGGACGGGCTGGCGTCCTGACCGAGGTTCCGCGGCGCGTCGCCGCGAAGATGATCATCGAGGGGTGGGCGCGAGCTGCGAGCACGGAAGAGGCGCGTGAGTTCACGGAAGAGAAGGCCGAGGCCAAGCGCCAGGCAGACCAATTGGTGGCTGCCTCACGCATGCAGTTTGCGGTAGTGTCACCCAGCGAGTTGCGAAAGCTAAAGGGCGCGATACTACCGGACAGGGATCAGGACAAGAAATAGGCTGGGGCAATGGCTCTTTTTACGGACGGCATTTCGACAATACAGGACCTGCTCAGCCAGGACTCCTCCATCTTAGTCACGGCGCAAACCGAGAATATCGATCTGAGCACGAAACTGGCGTTGGCGCAGGAGGATATCGGAATCGAACTCGTTACCCTCTTACAGAGGAGCGAGACGTACGACTGGCAGTTCTGGCTGCAGCCTAATCCACAGTTGAATAACATTGTGGTGACGCCTCCACTGCTGCGCTGGCATGCATTCCAGACGTTGACGTCGGTTTACCAGGACGCCTACAACAACCAGTTGAACGACCGTTACAAGGGCAAGCGGGATCAATTCCAGCAATTAGCGGTGTGGGCCATGAAGAAACTGATCCAAACGGGTGTTGGCATCGTCTCGGACCCGCTGCCACAAGCTTCACCTCCGCAACTGACGGCGATCCCCGGAGGACAACCGGCCATGACCTATTATGCAAGCGTGTCTTGGTTAAACATCGAGGGCGAGGAAGGGCAGGTAGGGAGCAGCAGTTCGTTGACAGCGGGGGCCGGCACTGTCCTGGCGGTGCAGCCACTTAGTGCACCCATCAACGCGGTGTGCTGGAACGTCTATGTAGGGCTGTCTCCCAGTACGCTAATCTTGCAGTGTCCGAGTCCGCTTTCGCTAGATCAGATTTGGATACAGGCGGCACCGGTGTCCACAGTTGGACTTGGGCCGGGCAGTGGTCAGGCGGCCAACTACCTGCGCGCGCTGCCGTATGTGATTCAGAGGGGCTAAAACGATGGCTTGGGTGGGCAGCACGGTTACGGCGCAGGTACTGAGTCTCCTGAGTGCGCCGCAGGGTGTCAGCGGTTGTTTGGCAACGCTGGCCACAGCCGAGAACCTAACGTTGGGGCCCGTGGCTCAGTCCCAGATCCAGGCTCAAAATGTCTCGGCCGAGCTAGCCGAACGCAGCGAGAACGTGGTCTATCCCGCGCTTTATGTCTATTGCGATAAGGTGTTCAACCAACTTATAGAGAAGTTCAGGATGTTCTCCGGAAAAGCGATGATGGTAATCGAGGTAAGAGTCTCGCAGGACAGACTGGACGGGCTGGAGGATCAGACACAGTCTTATGTGGATGCGGTCACGCAGGTGTTGGATCAAAATCGTGGCGACTGGGGCGAGGGTATGTTCTACGCAGGGGGTTACGAGGCAGTGTTCGCCCAGGTCAAGCACGGCGGCCGAAACTTCCTCCAGTCC